ATAATCATTTGAATTATGACCAATATAGAAATATAAATTATTATTATAAATATCTAATGAATACATCGTTCGGGGAATACTATAATCAAGAACATCAATTCCAATAACATTTTTAAAAGGTGTATTCATCTTAATAGTATAATAATTGGGGTCAGGATATTTAAGATAATCTCTATCTTTACTATCTACAATAAATAAGAAACTTTCTTTAACACTATTCTTCTTTAAATAATCAATATCTTCTATGGACATATATTTATAAATAAAAAATGATTTTTTATATAGAAAATATATTTATAGAAAAATGTCTTATTATAAGAAAAGATTGCTTTGGCGATACTTCATTAATTTGAAATATGCTAAAAAATTTAGGGAAATAAGAGAAGAAATGATGATAGATGATTTTGAGGATAGATGTTTTAATGAGGAAACGTGGAATTATTTAATTTAATTTTTATTATTAGGATATGGCGACAAAAAATTTATTTGAATATTTTTTAGGATTAATAGGACAAGTTAAATTATATCACTTCTCAACTATGAAATATTCTACTCATAAAACTCTTGACGATTTTCATGAAAATCTCGGCGATTTAGTTGATAAATTATTAGAAGTTTATATAGGAAGATATAATAAACAACCACTTGAAATCTTTGAGATTACGATGAAAGCAAAGACAGATATTAATAATCTTCTTATCTATCTTGAAACTGAAAGAGAAGTTATAAGAGGAATTCGCAATAAGACATTCAAGACCAATTGCGAAATACAAAATATAATTGATGAAATTATTGCTCTGTTTGATAGAACTATTTATTTATGTAAATTGGATTAATTCCATAAAACATTTTTCTCCATTTTCAAATAATAATATTTGATATATATATTTCTTAATAGAATTCTTCGTAATTTTTATATTTATATTAGTATTCAAATCAGTCGTTAAGATATTCTTTATCTGTATTAATAAGGTCGATATTGGATTTCCATATTTATTTAAGGAAATTATTTCATCCAAATCTATTAAATATTCCGTATTATTATATGTAATCATCTTTGATGCTATTTCTTCCACTAATGCGTGATTTCTCATTTTATTTCTATTGATAATTTATTTCCTTAAATCAATAATCACTGAATATCATGAAACACATGGAATTATCGGGTCTTTTTGAAAATTCCGGATTTCTCTTAATATCTGGAAGTTTTGAATGGGATATTAAGAATTTCGTTAATTTTGTATCATCATATTTATCAGGATACATATAATCAAATTCATTTAAATATAATAAAAGAATTGTTTTGAATATTATATAACTATATATATTACATTTATCTATCCATAAATTTCCATTTTGAATTTTTAAAATTTGATGACATTTGTATAAAGAATACATTAATTCCATCTTATATAACTTTCTAAATTCCATATGATAATCATAACTTACAAATGCTAATTGATAAATTGTCGCCCATAATTCTATAATAGCTTCATTTAAAATTAATGTAGTTTCATGACTTATTTTAAAATGTTTCCTTAATAATTCTTCATTTTCTTTTTTAAAATCGTCTTGATGAATGTTCAAATCATGATGAATTAATTCATGAAGAACTACTTTTGGAAATTCTTCTTTTCTAAATATATATATATCATTTTTATTAACATATGTGAAACCACTATTAATATTCTCAGTTGTCATTATCCCATCTTCTTTTAAAATCTTTTTTGCCGGCGATGGTATTAAATGAATTGTTATTTCTTTTTTTTTTAATATAAAAGCACCTCTTTTCATAACTTTTTTAATTAAATTGAAATTTAAATTATCATTTGAATTATAATAAATTTTAAAAGTAATGTTTTTATATTTAATGATTTTAAATAAATTTATTTTATTTATATATGACATTACCTCTGGAATTTCAAATTTTCCGGTAAAATGCTTTTTCAATTCTTCTATATTCATTCCTATATAAAAATTAATAAAATTGTTTCAATTCCTTAATAATTTTCTTCAAATAATTATCCTTTTTTAAATTCATCGCCGTTTCTAAATAAAAAATGGAATTATAATAACTAATTTCATCCTTTTTTTCATTAAATTTCTCATATTTCTTAATAAATGTATCAAATATTCTCGTCGTAATCTCATATTTTAATTTAATTAATTTCTTATCTTCACACCAATTATTATCAATATCTTTATAAAACCATTTTGATTTATCCTCGTCATATTTAAATGAAGTAGATATATAATCGTCTTTATATACAACGGAAGCTATATCATAATGACACCTATAATTCATTTTTATTTAAAATTATAAACAAATATAATTTTTAAGTTAATGTATTATAAAATTCTTAATCTTCCTGAAAATAGTTCAATAGAAGATGTTAAGAAGGCTTATAAAAAAATAGCATTAAACTCACATCCTGATAAATTAAATAATATTAAAGATGAAAATGAGAAAAAGAAGAGAATTAAGGAATTTATGGATGCTACCAATGCCTATAATAAAATCTTAAATAATGAGGTTGATTATAATTATGATGATGATTGGGATTATAATGATTGGATGAAATCTTTTAATGATTTTACTAATAGTGAATTATTTAAAGGAGTTGTAGATGTAATTAAAAAAATGCGGACGAAAATTAAAAAACATTCGATATCCGTTGATATCAAATATCAAGAATTATTTAGTCCTAATAAAAAGAAATTACGACTATTTTTAAGAAAATTAGATGAACCTATTTATATAAATCTCGATTGTTCTAAATATCCATCACATACCATTAATTATTTTGATGATAATGATGATGAACATGAGATAATGATTACGATGGATTTAATTAATGATAAGATGATTAATAATGGATTTTATCATATTGAAAATGATATTTATTTAGATATGGATATAGATTTATGTGAATATTTAAACGGAGGTATCAGGGAAATTGAATATTTTAATAAAGAAATTATTAAAATTGATATACAACCATTCTCATTTATCCATAGTATTAAAAATAAGGGCATTAAAAGTCAAGGGGATTTAATCATAAAATTTAATATTAAACCAATAGAAAAAGAAAAATGGTGCGGATTATTAGACGCAGATAAAAAAAACATGATTGAAATCCTGTATAAAATTAAAATGATATAAAGAAATGTTTTATTATAATTATCATATTAAAATGGCTCCTTCGAAGAAAAATTCCACGACTGTTCCTCCTGTTGAAGTTGTTCCACCGCCACCAGTTGTTGAAGAACCGAAGAAAAAGGCAGTGAAGGCGGTTGCTATTAAGGAAGAGGTTAAACCGGTTGTAAAGGAGGTTCCTAAGGAAGAGGTTGTAGAAGATAAGGAGATTGTGGAAGATGTTTTCAAAGTTCTCGTAGATAAGATTTCAAGTCTCACGACACTTAATAAGGAAATTCAAGTTGCTCTAAAACAAGTTTCTAAGGATTATGATAAGCTCAAAAAGATTGTAGATAAAATCCAGAAGAAGCGTGAGAATGCTCGCAAGTCTCCTTCTGGTTTTGCTAAGCCTAATAAGATTAGTGATGAACTTTGTGATTTCATCGGTGTTCCTTATGGAACTGAGAAATCCCGAACTGATATCACTCGATTTATTAATAGTTATGTAAAGGAACATAATCTTAATAAACCTGATAATAAGCGAATTATTCTTCCTGATGAAAAGCTTAAAAAAATCCTTAATGTGAAGGAAGGTGATGTAGTTACTTTCTTCGTTCTTCAACGACTAATCTCGCATCATTTTCCACCAAAAAAATAAATTAAACTAATTCTTCGCCTTCTATTTCGTCATCAATTTCAATCTTATTAGATGAACGAAATATATTCCTTATTTTTTTCATAAAGTAATTATCTACTTTAATTTCATTATTATTAGGGATTTCAATGAATACATCATTATTAGAATATCCAATAGAAGAATGAATTGTATAAGATTTCATATCTTTATAAAAATAAATAAATTAATCATTTTTTAATTAATATTAAATCGATTGCCTTTTATAAAAACTAATTGATATTCATTCCATAAAGTATTCTTATATTTAATATCCATCATTCCGGATAAAAATTTCATATTATATTCGTGAGGTTGTTTTTCTTTAAATCTAAAATCAACCCCCTTATAATAATTACATAAAGAACCAATATTCCAACCATTTTCAATTACCAATCTTGACATTAATATTTCCTTATATTCAACAATATCATCGGCATTGCTTGCTTGATTTGTTAAACTAAATATTTCTTTTTCTATTAAATAAGTTAATGTTAATTTATCCATGGAAAAAACATATGATTGAATATGACTTCTAAATAATGGATCTCTTTCTGTATTAATTGTTATTCCATATAATTTAATTTCATCATCTTCTTTTAGTCCATTAATAAATATAGAAGTCCATTTATCCTTATAATAATCAGTTATGAATGGACCAAACGCAGAAGAATTAACAAATATAAAATAATCATAATTTTTATACAAATTATCTCTTAATAATCCTTCACTCCATCCTCCAAAATCAAAACCGCTATTAACTCTTCTTATAACCTTTACGTAAGAAGGTAAATCCAAATTTTCATTATATCCATTACATATAACAATAAAATCAATATTATCATCTTTGAAAATACATTTATTGAAAAAATGTAATACTCTATTATTCATCTCATGAAACACATATAAAACCAGTATTTTACTCATTTAATTAAAAATAAATTTAAAAGTTTATATAATTTTATTTATTAATTCATTTAATTTCTCAGGCGAATATCCCAATTTATAAAAGGAAGCCTTATCATTTAATATTATATTTTTATATAAATCCATTACAATCTTCTTTACATTTTCTCCATATGGTTTATCATTACTCATATAACCCTTAATTTTATCATCCTTATTTAAAAAGGATGGTAAAATTTTCTCGATATCTTTTGTAATCTTATATTTAGTTTTATGAAATTCAGTTGATGTATCTAAATCCCATATTACAAATAAATATCCTTGATTTTTATAATATAAGAAATTACCCCAATGACAATCATTATGAAATTTACCAGTAATTTTATAAAATTCTATTAATGATATTAATACCTGTTTTAAAGCATTTATTACCAATTCTTCATTATCATAATTATCATTAAGAAATTGTTTTAAATCTCCATCTGCGAGTTCATTGAAATATATGATATAAGGATTTTTAAGGAACTTATGAAATATCTTTGGAAATTCTAAATAATCATCTGTTCCTTCATATATCTTATAATCATATAACATCGGTAAATTATTTGCTTTATTAGCGAGAACAGCATTAGTAACCGTTTTTAATGTTTCTAATTCATTAGTTTTTTTTGGATTATATTTAGTAATCTTTAACGCGATTTTATAACCTTCTATTTCACCCAATAATATTAATCCATATCTACTATCAGTCCCTATCTTCTTTATAATCTTAATATTTCCTATATATATATCTTTTCCATCTATTCTAAATTCTCCAACATCTTTTATTAATTCCCTTATCTTCTTATAATTCTTAATTCTAATATTTGAAGGTGTTTCTTTTGGTTTCTTAACATCTTCTTCAACGGGTTCTTTACGAGGTCTTCCTCTTGTTTTCTTAATAACTTCTTCATTATTAGGTTTTTTAACATCTTCTTCTTTAATAACTTCTTTACGAGGTCTTCCTCTTGGTTTCTTAACAACTTCTTCTTTAATAACTTCTTTACGAGGTCTTCCTCTTGTTTTTTTAATATTATCCATTATTATATAATTATAATTAAAAAATCTTATTCATTTTTCTTTTTAATCTTAATTGTTTTAATCTTAATAAACCATTATCTAATATCTCTATAATCTTATCTTGCGAATTTCGCCATTTATTTAACTTTCTCTTAATCTTTCTAAATTCTTTAACTTCTCCTTCTAATTGTCTTTTCTTTATCGATAACTGATTTAAATTATAAAGAAAAAAAGAAGATAGAATTATGAAAACAAAAATCATTAATTATTAATATCATTAACTATTTTTTATATATATAAAAGAAATATTTATCTATTTTAATTAATAATGGATGATAATTATTTAAATGATGTTTGGTCTCTTTATTTTCATGATCCGTATGATATGAATTGGGAAGCAAACTCATATAAATTTATCACCACTATTAGTAGCATTGAAGATTTCGTAAATGTTTATAAATCTTTTAATGAATTATGGTTGAGAGGTATGTTTTTTATCATGCGAGAACATATAACACCTCGATGGGAAGATGATAATAATAAAAATGGTGGTTGCTTTTCACTTAAAATAAATAAAGAAGATGTTATCGAAAAATTATTCGAATTAACTTCATTAATTATTGGTGAAAGTCTTGGAAAAGATGATTTAATTTCTACTAATATTAATGGAATTTCTATTAGTCCTAAAAAGAATTATTATATTATTAGAGTTTGGATTAAATCTAATCAAAATATTAATAAAGATAATTATAATTTTAATCTCCCTTCATATTCAACTCTTATGTATAAATCTCATATAGATTATATATAAATATATATTATCAAATATTATTTAAAATTATGATTAAAGACCTATATTCAATTATTAAATCAAATCTTATTTTTATCGAAACTCTCTTTCATCTTAAAGATAATTATCAAATTCAAAATGTTAATTCCACAAAAAGAATAATTATTAAAACAACTCCTATATATCATGTTTATGAGTATATCCCAATTCTTAAAGATTTTCTAAAAGATGAATATAATTTTATTTCTTATTTAATAACTGAAACTTTCGAAAATAATATTATTAAATATGAAATTAAATTGAATTATAATCCTCTTTTTAATAATTATGATGTATTTTATAAATTAAGTTTCTTCATTTATATATCAAATGAAAATGGAAAAATAAATTTTTCTTTGAAAACTAATGATATTAATGACCCTAATCCAATGATATTTATCATTAAAAATTATCTTGATAATCAACATATGAATTATGTTAAAAATGATATCCTCGAAAAAGAAATACGACCATTATTATCTTCATTTAATCCTCATTCTTTTGAGCTAAACATAGTCTAACAGTTCCCATAGATGCTATTGAATATTGAAGAATTATTGGATAAGCATTTTTCAAATAAATTTCAACGGATGATGATAAATTTGTACATTTCGTGAAAATACTCAAATATTTTAAACTAAAAACCCCCTGAATTGTTTCCTTCGTAGTCTCATCATTATTCTTCCTCATATTTATATTCTGGGATTTTTCCGTCCCTAATATCGTCTCTTGACAACAAAATTCTCCCTGACAACTTAATATCAACTTATCATTCTCATTCTTTATTTCTATGAATTCTGCTAAATTGTGCATATCTCTTATAATCTTCTGTAAATATGATGAAGGCATCGTAATAATCGTATTAAAATCTTGGGGAGGTATATCTACATTCACAACATCTATATCTAACATAGATAGGCGATATGTAGTCTTAACATTCCTTTCACTATTTTCAATAGTAATTCCAAGAATATTTGGATCACTTTTAAGAATAAATAGAGATAATATATCACTATTTGTAATTGTTTTTATTAACATGTGAAATTTAAGCATGTTTATTCCTACATATAATTTCTTCTCACAATAATAACGTTCAAATTTCTCCGCTTCCAATTTTAAATGAATGAGAACAATATGTGTATTATCTAATGCTATGATTTTCATACCAGTATCATCAAATTCTAAATTAACATCCATTAATATCTCTTTCATCGCATCTATTACTAATTTAATTGTTGATGCTTGTATTGTTTTTATATTTAATAAATAATCACTATTATTCATATTTAAAAATAATTATTATTCTTTCTTTAAATAAGATTTTGAGAAGATCTATATATATATTTAGACCTATCATCCTTAGTAGGTTTAATCTCTTTATCGGTTTTTGTAATAACCTTAATAACATCTGTTATATTATCTGCTGTTGGATAATCAAAAGCTCTCATCCCTTTACTTAATATTTTCTCCATATTCGTAGGAGGTTTCTTATTCTTTTTTTCTTTTTCTTCTTGCGATTGAGTATTTATTAATTGAAATAATTGCTGATATTCATATTTATGAACCATCTTTTTAATTTAAACAATGATTTTTTAATTATTAATATTAATGATTGAAAAATATCTTGATTTTTCTAATATAATAATTAATGATTATATTGATAAATATTTAATTGAAAAAGAGATATTAAGTAAAGAAGATTTGAAATATTATCCATTCATATTATTCACAAATCATTATAAATTTACAGAAGAATTAAAATCAAATTTGATTAAATCTATTTCATATGATTATACAGAAAATGAAATTAAATTCTTAATTATTGATATTATATGTAATTCTAATCCCATTTGCCTATGTCCAATCATATATAAATACAAATTCAAAATTAATAATCAAAATAATATGATTAAAAAGATAATTGTTGCCGGAAAATCCCAAGAAGAATTAAATAAATCTTTCGAATTAAAATTAAAAAATTTAAATTCAAGAATTTCTAAAAAATATCTAATATTCTTTTGTTTCTCATTTGCTTCTTTAATAATTTACTTAAAAATAATTGATATTTATTTATTAAAAGATGCAAATATTCGTTAAAACCCTCACCGGTAAAACTATTACATTAGAAGTTGAATCGTCTGACACTATTGATATGATTAAATCTAAAATTCAAGATAAAGAAGGTATTCCACCTGATCAACAACGTCTTATTTTTGCCGGAAAACAATTGGAAGATGGTAGAACATTAGCCGATTATAATATTCAAAAAGAAGCAACTCTCCATTTAGTCCTACGATTGAGAGGAGGTTATTAAAAAATGATTTGTTTTATTATTTAATTTCAAAAAATGACTTCTAAAATTACTTGTCCTTGTGGTATTTCCGTTAATCATAATTATTATCGTTTTCATGTATATTCTAAAAAACATATTGAATATATTACAATTAATCCTATTAAAGATTTTTCAGAAATGTTTAATGAAGAATTAATAGATAATCTTAATGAAAAAATGATGGAATTAGATGAGAATAAATGTCAAATGACAGAAGGAGAATATTTGAAAGAATGTGATAAACTTCAAAAAGATTTTAATGAAACTAAAAGAAATTCTATGCGAATTTCTTATGAAACTCTCATTAAAAGATTTAGAGATAATAATCGATTATATAATAAGATTATTAGTGAAATTACCTATAAAAATAATAAAATTCTATTATATCAAAGAAATAATAATGTCTATTTCATTTATTATTTAATTAATGATGAATTAATCATCGTTAAAATTGATTACATAAGATATATGTTAAACGCCCTTTCGCATTTTTGACATCATTTTATTCATCTCTCCATCAAATGTATCACATGTATTTCTTATCTCTCCCCATTCCTTTTGCTCTTTTGTCTCTTCCTTTATAATATCTTTTATATCCCATAATTCCATTAATGAATTCATTATATTTCCATTATTTTTATTATAAATATCTCTTATTATTTGTTCATCAATATTTGCTGGCGCTTGTCTTATTAATTCATCCATCTTATTTTTAATTTAGATAATTAAAAAAAGATTTATGCTACACATCCTTGATTATTACGATTTTTTAAAGCGAATTTAAGGTCTTTGTTTAATTCGAGAAGTTGCTCAATATACCTTTTATCTGATTTATCATCATATTTATTATTAAGTTCTTGAATATTATTAATATATATTTCTATAATTATCTTCGTAAAATCTTTCCTATTCCTATTATTCTTATGTCTTTTAGTTTCTTGATGTTTCATTAAATAATTTTTAGCAAAATTTGAATCGCAAATATCGCATCTAATCTTTTGATTATTCATTATAAAAAAATAAATAAGTTTAAATCATTTTTTAATCATAAAAAAGAAAAAACTAGATGCGAATAAAGTTGTTATTAATCATGTAATCGCTTCTCCGCAATCCATCATAAATCCCCTTCAAACGATTACACTCCGTCAAATATTCATAACTATCCATCGTATCCATCTTCTCTTCCAAATCATCCATCGCCTTTAAGACATCCCTGATAGTTGTGATAGGCGGTGAAAACCTAACCATCAACTTTTGGTGCTTTTTTGTGATCATATGTTTGTTAAGATAATACTTTCCAACAACACAACCACAAGCACAGCGAACTGATTGAACAGCAGGCATAAAGCGAGATATTATTTTATTTATTTATAAAAATCAAATTTTAAAAAAATTATTTTAATATTAATACAAATTTAATTATATACATCATAATAATAATATTACATTACATTCATATATATAATCGGTTTCTCTTATCTTTTATTTCATCAATTTCTTTCATCGCTTCCATTATAATATTCATATTTCTAAAATCATTATATTTCTTCTTATATTCATAAATCAATTTCAATCTATTACATTCAAATAGATATTCAACATCTGTTAATTCTTCTCTAATATTAAAGATTTCATTCATCGCTTCAATAACTTCATTAATATTTGATAATTGAAATTTCATTTAAATTTATAAACAAAATATAAAATCATTTTTTAAATCCACG